TGGTCCTTAGATGAATGCCCGGCAGGCTGCGCGGGTCCATGCTGCCCTTTACATCACCGCCGCGAGCAAAGCCGTCACCACCACGCTTTACCGAAAAAGCGCCTGGGTGCAATGCAACATAGGATTTGTTTTTGCCAAACTCTTCATCTTTTACAGCAACATGCTCAAATCCCTTGGCAAGCAATAACTTTCTAAACGACTCCACGCCTCCCGTTTTCTTTACCGCAGCGTGCAAAGAATCAAGAGAATCAAACGCTTTCCCTTTGCCCGAAATAGAAACAGGCATCGACACTCCATACCCCATTTGTTTATTCAAAGGATATTGGTGCGCCCAGGGGCCTATCCTTGCCAGCGTCATTGCCCAAGAATCAGGGTCATCATCTGTTGAGTTTACTGCTGTCCCCTCCCCAAGTTTTGACCAGTCATACTCTTCAAATGGCTCATATGTGGTGTGGTAGGCCGTGATTGGTGCCGGGTCCATGCTGCCCTTTACATCACCGCCGCGAGCAAAGCCGTCACCACCTCCATTACCACCAGCGCCACCAGAATCTCCATTTGTTCCTCCATCCGAATCTGCCGCTGCATCAGTAGTCGCAGCCATTGACATTGAATTTGTATTATCCGCCGAAGTCGCAGCATCCGCAGCAGCCTGAGCCGCAGCCTCAGCTTTGCCCTGGTCAGCATCCTCCTGATCAGCAGGAGCAGCAGGCCCCGTCAAAGCAGCACCAAATGCAGCCGCAGGGTTGCTGGTGGGCGTCATGCCCATCTGCGTCTGCGCGACATTGCCAGCGACACTTGCAAAGCCGCCAGGAGGCGCGCTTGCAGGAGCGGACAGCCCAAGGGCTTCAGCAAGCCCCTGCGCCATAGTCGATGCCACGCCGCCCATGACAGCGCCAGCAGGGCCACCCATGAGCCCGCCAATTGCCATACCGCCAAGGGCGGGGCCAGCAGCTTCAGCAAAGCCTGCAACGTCTTTCCCAAAGTCGCCAGTACTAGGAGCGCCCGGCGGCCCAGGTGTGCCAGGATCATTACTACCGTCCTGCGCTTCGTTATCCGGCAGTCCTGTTAGAGGATTGATCGGCATGTACCCAGGATAACTCTGCTGCCCACCATACGCAGCCTGACGCCGCGCAATCATCATAGCCTGACGAATAGCCTTGCGCGGATCGTGGTTCATTGCGGCGTCGCTCCACCAAGACCTGGCAGCGGCGGCAGACTATTGCGCCGCGCCCTTTCCTCTTCCTCGCGCTGCGTCACCGCCTGGAAGGCAGGCTGCACAAGCGGCGCCACAACCGGCGCGCTCTCTGGATGCACTGCAAGGTTCTGCGCCAGATCAATGAGCTGTAGGCGTTCACGGGCGATAGCTTCATCGGTCTTTGCTCCAACAGTCCGCTCTTCCAAGCCCGTCTGCACCTGGAACTTAGACACATCCAAGCCCATACGCTGCTCATGCATGGCCTGATTGGCCTGGAACTCTTGAACCTCCAGCGCCGTATCAGCCTGCATCTTCTGCGCCCGCGCCTGAGCCTCCATCGCCCTGGTGTCGGCTTCCTGCTTCTTAATCTGAAGCTCGGCCTTCGCCTTCTCCAGCTCAGGCGGCGCCTTACCCTGCGCTTCAGGCGACAGGAAGAATTGCTGAGGGTTGTTCCAACCAATGGCCTGCAAGGCCGCCGTATCAATCGCAATGGGGTCGTATAGCCCCGGCTGCGCCTGCTGAAGCTGCTTCAGCGCCATGATCTTCATCAAGCGCTGCGTGTGGCTGGCGGTGTTGGGATCGGCCTGCGGCACCAGCTCTGCATTGTCCAAGGCTTGCAGAAAGCGCTGCTCATCCCACGGATAAGCTTTCTTGCGCTTGCGCTGCCAGAAACTCTCAGGGTTCTCGCGGAAACACTCCGCCAGCAATTGGAATTCCTGCGCCTGGGCAGCGTGCATCCGCTTATGCACGGAATTCAGAATCTTCTGCGCCTGCTCAATCATCGCCAGCGTGGTTCCGACAGGCGCGTCAGCGCGGCCCTCGCCGACCATCATCTCGCTCACGCCGCCAAGGCGCTGCCCAGTCTCAACGATGTTCTGCACCAAGGCCATCAAAGCCTGGCTTGGTTCCTTGTACGGCAGCGGCATGATTGCTTGCTGGATCGGCATCCCATTGGTTTTCACCAAGGCGCCGCCGCCAGGAGGCACACGGAAGATGTTCGTGTTCTGACGCGCACCGGCATCGGCAAACAGGAAGCCTGGGAAGTTGGCATACATCCCTGCGTCAAGCAGCTCGCGCCATGCTGCGGTCACCGCATTGGTCGTGTTGCCCAGGATATGCAGCAGGCCAATGTCATAGAAGCCAAAGCCCGGCATGAAGGTGTACTTGACGAAATTGCTGCGGGTTTCAGGAAGCTCGGCAGTGTCTTCATCATAGTTACGCACCACCGAAAGTATCTTCTTTGACGATACATCAATGGTCACGCGATACGGAATTTCCAGGCCAGTTTCTTTGCCCTTGTAAGTATGCTCGAAGCCCTGAATGTTTAGCTCGCAGTAGCACTCATAGATTTCACGATCCCGATCATCGGGGTTCGAGACATCAGCAGATACGCCTTCCTGAGCCTTCTCCTCGCGCTGGAGGCTGTCAAGGCTGTGCTGGTTTGGTGTGCTGAGATCGGCGTCATCGTACACGCCCAGGATTTGCAGGCGCTTTACCACGCTTGGCTTTAAGAACGTGCGATGCGTGACACGCTTGGCGTTTTGCAAGTCCGTCGCGCCGTTGTTCACAATCAGATCGTCAGCATCAACCGTTTCGCTAACGGGTCGATTGCGCAGCGGGCAATAATACACCTTCTTAAACGCGGTGCCGCCAAAGCCAAGCATCAGCAGCATGCGGTCAGTGTCGGGATAATACTCGGTTGCCACAGACGTAAGGTAGTGGTTGAGATCGCGCTCCAGCGCGTTTGCAAGCTCGTCTTCTTCCAGGCTGGGGTCGTTGTCGTCGTTGCGGATTTTTACTGGCCCATCAACCGGCAGCAGCTCAGACCGCGCATTGGCTTGAAAGCGCAGCACGGCTTCCAGTAGCAGCGGATGCCGCACCTTGGACATGCCCTCAACCGGCGCACCGTCAGCGGCGCCAGCAAGGCTGGGAATTTCAATCTTTAAGCCAAGCAATTTCAGCCCAGTGGCGCGGTCTTCAATCCAATCGCTTCGGCTTTGAAGGTCGTCACGAATTCCACGCAGCAGGTCTTCACTGATCCTGCTCAATTCCATTTGCGGAATTTGATCAACGAGACTGTCAAACCAGTTGGTTTCTTTCTTGCCGCCAGCAGGCTCCAAGGGCTGCCCGTCAATCCGCACCGTGATGCTGCCGTCTGGATGCTCAATGGAGAGGATGTTGCCAGCATCATCGGTCTGCGGCTGATCGGCAACCTCGTCGGCCTCCATGATTACCACATCTTCACCGGGCGGCAGCTCAGGCGCCTCAGGGGCGGGCTCACGGATGGACGGGCTAAGGCCAGGGACGAGCGGCATGATCACTTCCTCTCACGGGGTCATATTGCACATATGACCACGCAGTCGCAACAGATTAAGCGGGATATAGAGGCGCGGGGCCTGCGCCCTGGTGCTGCATACCCTCCTGCACGGCTGCGGTCCATTCAGGGCCACGGGTCAGCAGGCCAAGGTCACGCATGTGGCGGATGGCCTGGGAGACCGTATCGACCAAGTCATCGTGCTTTCCCTTTGGGAAGGTGCCGACCTGGGTGATCACCTGATCGGCCCATGATCGGTCGGGCGAGTACACCATGCCTTCGGCAAAAAGGTGCTGTACGGAATACAGCCTGGAGAGCTTGTCCTGCCCCTTTGGATCAAGAAGCTGAACGCCCCAGTCTTCGTGGCCAAACAGGCGGCGCAGCTCCTGAGATACGGAATGCCCGGCGGCCTTGTTTTCAATGATCAGCTTATCCACCTTCATGCGGCGGCAGGTTTCGGCCACCTTCTCAACCAGGTCATGCAGCTCCAGGCGCTCCGCCCATGCGTTCATGAGCATCACGCGCGGGTGCTGCTGACTGTAGCTGCGCTCAATTCCGTCTTCGGTCTTGGCGGCCTGGGCCACCACATCGCCGCTGAACACGCCCCAGACAGTCATGGCGGAAAAGTCGTTTTCGGTCTTGGTGGTGTACGCAGTGTCAAGGCTGGCCACGATATAGTCCATGGCCGGATAGGCATCCTCGGCCCAGAGCTGCCACCAGTCGCGCTTGATCACCCCGCCGCCCTTGGGTTCAGGGCGCTGCTGCAATTGCCCTGCGGAGGTCCATGGTCCCATTTGCTTTTCAAGGCCAGCCACTTCAGGCTCGCCGAATCGCTCAGGCCACAGCAGCTCGCCCTGCTCGGCGCGCGGGTCTTTCCAGCCAATGCCGGTGACGAATGATCGGTCTGGTTCATACCGCATGGGCAGGCAGAGGTGCGTCCAGTGGTCGGCATCCTTGGAGAGGATGTGGCCGGTCAGGTCTTCTTCGGAAAGGCGCTGCTGGATCACGATGAATGCGCCGGTTTTCGGATCATTTAGCCGGGTGGATAGCGCGCCATCCCACCACTCAATTGTGGCCGCAATGGTGGCCTCGGAAAAGGCATCCTGGGCGCCGTTGGGGTCATCCACCACGATGATCGAGCCCCCTTCGCCGGTCAGCGCGGAGCCCACGGAGGTGGAGAGGCGCGAGCCGCCTACGCTGTTATCAAAGCGGGTCTTGGTGTTCTGGTCACTGGTCAGATGGAAGCGGTCGCCCCACAGGCGCTGATACCATGGCGATTCGATCAGGCGGCGGCACTTCACGCTGTCGCGCAGTGACAGGCTTTGGGCGTAGGAGGCATGCAGGAATTGGACGCCAGGGCCGCTGGTAGGGCTGCGTTGGCGCTGCGCCCAGACCCACGCGGGGAAGGCCACGGAGGTCAGGGATGACTTGCTACAGCGCGGCGGGATGTTGACCAGCAAGCGTCTAATCTCGCCGTCACAGACGGCTTGCAGATGCTCCGCCACTGCCTCGATCACCCAGCCAGGCGTAAATGGCGAGGGGTCAATGTACTGCCAGCCCGACATCAGAAAGTCGTACAGGCTCTCTTCGCACTCCACCCGGTCAAGCTCATTCAGGATGTCCTGAGCGCCGATGACGCCGCCATTCAGCCGGATGAGGGACACAGATCAGCCTTTGTCCAAAGCAGCCAGGGCTGCCGCGCGCAGGGCCTCGCGGGCTTCTGGGTCCAGATTTGAGGCGTCAATGGCCACCCGGCTTTCGGTCTGGATCGGGCCGCCGTCCTTGCCGGTCAGCTCAGTTGTACGGCGGTCGCCGTATTGCCTGGGGGCCATCTTCATGGCCCGCCACTGGGCCACGCTGATCTGAAGCTTGACCACTTCGATGTTGTCTTTGGTCGCGCTGCGGGCTAATTTCTCAATCTCATCAACGAGATAGTCCGCGAGACCTTCTCTTGCCCGCGCGCACTTTGTACAAAAATCTGGGTCGCGCTCCATCCAGTTGTAGATGGTCACGCGCGACGGCATCCGCTCATCTTCAGCGATCCGCACCAAGCTTTCGCCGCCCAGCAGGCGATCAACTATTTCTTGCGCGATCTCTGGGGTATACAATGTCGGCCTGCCAACAGGCCTTGGTTTGATAGGGTTGCCGAGAGCGTCAACGCCTTTGCGCCGGTATTTGGATGCGGTCTCGGCTTCGGGCCCCTC